GAGAAGATCTGACTCAGCGATTTTATCATCCCATGTAAAAATATACTCGTAGCCAGCACACCCGCCACCAGTAACCCCAACACGAATAGTATCTCTGCCTTCATCTTCCGATTTCTTAATCGCCTTAACCAAAGCTTCATTAGTAAAATCTATCAACACCCTTTTTTCTTCTCCCAATCTTCTATAGCTTTCCTTATACTATCTTCAGCTAATACACTACAATGTAGTTTGATTGGAGGAAGCTTTAGTGCTTCTGCTATATCCTTATCTTTTATTTGTTTGGCTTCTTCTATTGTTCTACCTTTTAACATTTCAACAAACATAGTAGAAGAAGCAATAGCTGAACCACAACCGTAGGTCTTGAATTTAACATCTATAATTCTATTACTGCCAGGGTCCATTTTGAGTTGTAGTTTCATAACATCACCGCATGCAGGTGCACCAGTCATGCCAGTAGCTACAGTCGGATCATTAGGATCGTATCTGCCTACTGAGAATTGTTTAGGTGAGTTTAACACCTGTTCAAATCTTTCTACAACTTCTTTACTGTATGCCATTTTTCTTTTCCAGCTCTTCTATTCTTTTTATTAGATCTTTATAACCATCAAACTCTTTAAGACAGATAGGAGGATGAGCATCTCTCTCTAAAGAAGCTAAACGTTTAGAAATGTTAGGCCACTTCTGATGAAATTTCTTTTCTTGTTTAATGATATCAATACCTAGTTTATTTTCACACCACTTATCAAATTTAAGTAATTGAGGTTGTATAAATGATAGTAACCTAGATGTTAATAGCTTCATTAACAAAGGTTTAAGTAATTTAATAAGTAATGTTAACATAGTATCTGACCCTACTACATAGACGATTATACAGTCTAAATGTTCTAATTGCAACTATATTTAGGCAAAATGCCAAAAAAAAGAGCCCAAAAGGGCTCTTTTAGTATAAGTAACCGAGATTACATTATGTTATTAACAAGTACTCTTCTGTAATATACATTTGAGTCTTTGTTTAATGCACCGTTTCCGTATGCTGTACCTTCAGCAAATGGGTTAGCAACAACACCATACCTAGTTTTGAAACCAATCTTAGGTTGGAAAGTGTTCTCACCAACTGCTCTAACCATTTGTAGAGGAACATATGGACAGTAGAATATACCAGCATCAAATGCTGAAGATCCTTTATATCCTAATGTGTAATAATTACCAGTAGTATATGGATCGATGTATACTCTATATCTTCCGTTCAATACACCAGCAAAAGTATTACCTGTGTCATCTACTTGTAAGTTATTAGAGTTAAGTGCAGGAGTGTAATCCAATACGCCAGCCATTTGAAGAGCTGAAGCGACGTCAGAAGATGTTATAAGGACATTACCCTTTCCTCTTCTTGTGTCTTTCGCGATTTGGTTTGCATCTCTTTCAATTTGGAACATAAGTCCTTTGAACTTCTCAACAGACCATCTACCATTTGAATCAGTATCTAAATCAAATGTACCAGATGTTGTGACGTCGTCCTGAGCACCTTGCTTAGCAACAATGTTAATTGTTCTAATAATCTCTCTGTTGATCTCTGCTAAGATTTCAGTAGAAAGAATATTTGCAAGTTCAGTTTCAGCGTCTAGTCCGTGGATAGCTCTTAAATCTTGAGCAAGTTCCATTGAGTATTCAGCTTTTAAAGCTCTACTTTGAGCTGATACACTAACCTTCTCAATTGAGAATGCCATCTCTGGGAAAGCAATATTACTTGCATTACCTAGAGCTTCAGCCTGGTTTGTTGACATACCATCACCGAAGTTATAAGCACCTGCTTCAGCGTTGTTAGCTGATGCTGGAACTGTTCCGACGTGTTTGTCACCAAGTGTATTAGCATCTGCAGTTCTTGTTGCAAAAGCTGTATCTGCTTCGTTATAAAATGCTTCAGTAGCTGAGTTAGCCATTGAGCTGTACTTAGATCTCATCGCAAAGATAAGGCCTGTAGGACCACTCATAGGTTGAACACCACACATGTCGTATGCAACCAAGTTAGGCATAGCTCTTCTTACTAAGCTAATTAAAACAGGATCGTAGTTCTGTACACCGTCACCGAAACCAGCAGTACCAGTTGCGTTGACAGGAGTATGTGTTCCTGCTTCTGCGAGAAGTGATTGTTGAGAGTATGAGCTTCCTTCTCTTAAAGCAATCTCTGTATTTTCTAATAGTTGAGCTGTAACTGCACGCTTGTGAGAATCACCAATGCTTGGTAGATCTTCGTGCTCAAGAATTGGCTGCCACTTCTCAACTAGATTTGTATTAAGGTCCATTATAGTTCTCCTGTAATATTTACCCTATTATTCTTCATTATATTTATTTTTTTACGGTACGCGAAATTGCACCGGCATATGTTTCCATTAAAGGATCCACTGCAGCCTTTTTCTCTGCTTCTTCTTCGATAGGAGTCTCATCGACTTCTTCGGCAATTACGCTCTTGTTCGAAGCAAAGTATTGTTCTTTGATTACATTAAGCTTCTGCTCAAAGTCTTCAAAGTTCTCATACTCAATACCTTCTGCTAAAGCAAAAAGTTTTTCCTTTTGTGTTGATGTAAGGTCGTCAGCGCTTTCAATTACTAAGTCTTTACATCTAAGGCTTTCAATTTCTTCATTCAATTCCATGTTACTTTTTAGAACTGAATTTAATTCTTCTTCTAATGAATCAACTTTCGTTAATGCATCAGATGCTAAATCTAATTTTTCTTCTGGAAGAGAAACGTAATTTTCTTCAAATAATGCTTTAACACCATTCATGAAGTTTTCAGCAATTTCTACCTTGATTGCAGATTCAATTGCTATTTCGTTCTCTTTCATCCATTCTTCAGATACGTATGATAGATATTGGTCGATCTTATCGTTAGACTCTGCATAGAATTCATCTTTAGCTTCTTCTAATTTAGCTTCGAACTCTTCTTCAAGTTTAACTTGTTCAGCCATTAATCTAGCATTCACTGAAGCAGTGAAAATAGTTTCTGCTTTATCTAAGAACTCTTCAGCTAGATCTTCACCAGCGAAAATTTCTTCTACATCTTCTCTCATACCTTTAGCTGAGATTGATGCCATGTTCTTTGCAGAATTATTTGGAGCACTTTTACCAAAAATAGTAGCATAAGCGTCATTGACTCCAGATTTACTGAAACCAGATAGCTTTTGTACAACAGCTCCGATCATGCCAGCTCTTGATAGGGTTGGCATAGCCTTATCACCCGTCTCTTTATCTGCTGGTCTTTTATTGCTTTTTGTAGGAACAGGATCGGCGACCATAGACGCGTCAGCCGTAGCCTTGAACTCGTCAAGCTGAGCTGTGTCTTCGCTTACTGCTTCTAATTCTTTATCAGCCATTTTTAGACTCCCTAAATAAATTAATATATTTTGTAATATTTATAAAAACCTCATACTAGCGAGTCAAGAAACTTCTTAAAGAACTCGACTTTGCGTTCCTGCAGCTCTGCCACAGACTTGTCACCAGTATTTTTAATGTGTTCAATTATTTCAGCTGTTCTAGATCTCCATTGACCTTCGGCAGCATCATAAACCCATTCAGTACCTTCCATTACTCCTTTAACAAATGCATCTGGAGCAGAAGGATCAGCAACTATATCAGCTGCTGTTGCAAGCATAAAATCACCTTGAACTTCCATAACACCGTTATTTGGTTTAAGTGAACCCATACCTCTTGAAGAGACACCTAATTGGGCTCCTTCATCCATTAAATTCTTGACAATGTTACCCATAGGAGTGTCCATAATTTTAGCCTTTCCAATATAGTTATCACCATCTTCCTTTAAACTTGTAATCATATGAGACACTCTATCTAAGTTTATTGTAGGACCTGAAGGGTGACCTAACTCACCATATGCTCTCTTAGCTTCGATATTCTCTTTCATATATCGACCTACTTCTTTAGACATTGTCTCTTTTGGATATACTCTACCATTTCTATTTTTTAAATTAGATTGTAGAAATACTCCTTCAATAAAATAATTCTTTTTGCCGCTTTCATCTATTGCTTCTTTTAAATAGTTAACTTCGTTAAACTCTACTTCTGTAATTAACTTCATTTTAGTCTCCAAAACCTACAGGTGTAATTTTGCCTGCAGAAGCAAAGATTTTATCTCCAGGGTTTTTAGCAAAGTAATGTGTACCAGATTCTACTGTTGTATTACCAATTGCTGAGTTAGCACTATCTACTAACGTTACTACAGCTGCTGCAGTATGATAAAACTTTAAAAGTCTAGCACCATCATAAGCACTAGCATTTCCTAAAGTTGTTCCGGCTGCTGATTCGTTACCTTTAAGAATTATTATCTTCATCTTCGCCCTCTATACTGTTGTAACAGAAATCAACAAGATCAACAAATGTGTCTTTTGATTGTTCCAATAGTTCTAAAAATTTGTCTTGATTTTCTTCTGATAAAGAATCAAAAACTTCTAATACCACTTCAGCTGTTTCAGGATCTAAACTTACCTCTGTTCCATCTTCTAATATAATATTAGACGTTTCTTCTGATTCATAAATCCCCTCAACGGATTCAAGAACTGTTGAAACTTCAGCTGCTTCGTACATTGCTTCTTCTTCTTCTTTTGATAGGTGAGTAATCTTTGAGGTATCTTTCTTTTGATCTCTAGCGTTCAATACTTTATCTGTATCCTTTGCTGGGTACTCTTTATCTTGAATATTATCAGTATGCTTTTTCTTAAACTGCTTCTCACCTTCAGCTTTATCTCTGCCGTGATGCTTTAATTCGCCTACTGCTTCTAAAATTTCGCTAAGTCGTTTCATTTGGTTCCTCGTTTTCTGCCTCTTCAGGTTCTACCTCAGGCTCCTCTTCTGGAGTTTCTTCTTCTTCTTCTGGTGCTTCGTCATTTAAAGCATCTTCTATTTCATCGTCAGTAAGCTCTTGATCTAATACTTCATCATCATTAGGTTCAGCTCCCAATTCTTGGTCACCAAACATATTTTTATGAACAGCATCTTTCTTACCTGCTATAACCTGACTGACTCGGTCTAGCATCTGATTATCAAAAGCTCCTTTTATTTCAAAAGGTTTATCTCCTAATGCGCCTTTTAATATTTTATCAATATCGACGTGGTTAGGATCGTTCACTTGCTTTGTATCTTCAGGCATAATATATCTCCATTATATTTATTATTTAGCTTGTTTCGCCACCCTGTTCTGGCTCACCATCTTGTTGTTGATTCCAAGGAGCATCAGGGTGTGCACCGCCTCCTGGTCCAAAATCTTGCTCATTAGCTTTCTCTTGTTCCATATCAGCTTGCATATCATCAATTTCATCTTGATTAAAGTGTAAGATATTCTTCTTAATCCAATCTTTACTAAAGTATGTTCCAGTATGATTTTCAATATCTTGTAGAAGCTGTAATCTTTCTCTCATCATTTCTGAGTTCTTAAGTTCTGCAAAATGATTATCTTCTACAAAATCATATTTAACTGATTGACTCATTTGGTGCCATTCTTCTAAAGACATGACACCTTTAAGTACGAGCTGCTTCTCTAAAATCTTAGTAAATAACATACTAAATTTAAGTCTTAGTCTTCTAATAAACTTATTGAATTTTAATTCATCTCTTGATATTTCTGATGCTCTTCCTAAAGTAAATCCTGCTTCAGGTTCTAATCTGCTAATAGGTACATTAAGAGCTCTATATAGTTTCTTTTTAAAGTATTCTATATCTTCCATCTGACCTAAGTTTTGACCTCCAGGTAGAGTAGTAATCTCAGTACCTCTTCCGCCCTCTCTTCTAGGTAACCAGAAGTCTTCCATCATCGTCATAAACTTACGATCGTCTCTTATCTCACCTGATGCAGCATCATAGACTAATCTGTTCTTATGTTTAGTCATCATATCTCTTAGATATTGTTCTGCTTTCATTTTAGGTAAGTTACCTACATCGATATAGAATATTCTTCTCTCAGGAGCTCTACTAATTCTATAAATTACAGATGCATCTTCTAAAACTTGTAATTGGTTTAATGGCTTAATTGCTTTATGCAAATGTGATAAAACCATTTTATTATATTCATCTGATAAACCAGATGTAATATGTACTATTGAATCTTTAGCAATCTTTAAGCCCTGTGCCCCACCCGCTGCTAATGGGTCTGGTGTTTGATAAGCTTTACTATGAAAACCTTTATCATTATAAACAAAGAACTCTTTTACTACTTTAACAACAGTATATCCACCTTTTCGTTCTTTCTTCGTTTGTCTTACCTTTCTTATTTTTCTTGGATCAATATATCTAAGCTCTTGTATCCCTTGTTCTACGTCAGTCTCATCTACTACTGCATGAAAGTATAACCTTCCATCTACATACCACTTACGGAAGAGCTCATAGCCTGATTGAGTAAGAAATAAAAGCTCACATGACTTTTTAAATTCTTCTTTAATACGTTTTTTAATTGATACGGAAAGATCTAGATTGTCTAGATTTATATCTACAACAGGTTGTGTAGGATCACTAATAATAGTTTCGTTAATTATATCATCAATAGCATGTTCAACTTCAGGTTGAAGTGCCATTTTTCTATAACGTGTAACTAGCTCTGCTTCGTTTTTAGCAGTGCCTTCAAGATCCACATAGGTACCATACATCCCTCCGGATGTAGTAACGTTGACTGCTCCGTCATCGTATTGTGGAGTTACAAAAGATTGAGCTTTAGATTCAGGTTTCCCTTCATCTGCTCGTTTGATTTCAAAGCCGAATAATTGAGCCATTTAGAATCTCCATAATGAAAATAGCAGAGAAGCGGACAGTAGTCCGCTCTCTTTCAAATATTTATGTGCCCGCGCTACCAGTAACACCGCTAACAGTCCAGTAATCATATTGAAATGAAACGTCAAATTGAGCTATTTCATCAACTGATTCCCAGCTAAGCGGAATCTCAGTAATGTCTGTTGGGAATATTCCTACAAACTTATACTCTCTGATAGGTACACCTGTCTTAGAGAATTGAGTAACTGTTGCATCAGTTTTATATTCTGATGGGCTGGCCTCTCCAAACTCTCTTAAGTTGCCTACGTGGCTGTTAATTGCATGAGACCACTCTTCCATAGCATTTCTGATAAGAAAGTCTTCATCGTTGATGACTGTAACAGGCCATGGAGCAAATACCCTGTTGCCAGCAACTTTAAATTTTCTTCCGAAATATGGAACCTCTACAAGACCCAGAGACGAAGCTGGAAGTTGTGAAGCCTTCACCATGAAAGGAGTTTTAAGATCCCCAGCACCATTAACAGGATTATTAATCCTTACTTGGAACAGGGAAGGACGTGCACCGCCTAATACTAGCTGCGATCTAATTTCATTTATATTAAATGCCATCTCTCTTTACTCCTTAAAATTTACCAACTACTTCTGAGAACTCTACTCCAGACCTTACGGCTACGAAGTTAAGTTGTATAAAGTTAATTGATTTAGCAGGCTTGACATATATATCACCTACAAATTCGTTTCTATCTATTACTTCTCCAGTATTGTTTGAATCGTCACAAACAACTCTAAAGTCGTATATACCTCTTCGTCCTTGTACATCTCTTAAGAATGGTTCAATAAGGTTGACAAACTGAGCTCTCGTAAACTCATCATTAAATTCGAATAATGAGAATTGAGCTGCATTACTAATTGCTTTTTCAAGTACGATGAATAGACGTCTTACGTTAATTCTATCAAAAGCACTTGGCTTATTAAGTAATGTTTTGTCACCAAATAGAACTGTTCCTTGTCCTGGGAATGAAACAACTGGGTTAACACCAGCTTTATAGAGTTGATCTCTAAATGCTAGTCTTGGATTGAATGCTAATTTAACAACATTCTTAATTTGACCTCTGTTGAATCCACCTGGAGAGAACCAAGCATCTCTTTCGCCATCTGTTCTAGCACATAGACCAGCAATGTCACCGTTCAATGGAATGTATCTATATACATCACCGAACTTATCGTATTGATATTTGTAACCACTATCTATGATACCGTATGATGAAGATCTGCAAGAGTTTCTAAATGCAATTACGTTATCTGTTTGTGTAGATAAGCTTGTTACGTCTACTACATCAGCTCTATCTGGAGAACCGAATACAACGCAATCTTTTCTTACTTCACAAATGTTATCTATAATGTAGTTAAGCAGTCCTTCTCCATTACTACCGCCTACTGCTTTACCAGTTAATAGTAATGAAATATCAACGTCAGCTGCGTCTGAGAATAGATCGTAGCCTACTGCTAGATCTCCTAAACTAATTGCTGACTCGGCATTGCCGTCTGCACCACCTGAGAAATCATATTTTCTTGGTAATGCTGTTGAAAGAGCCGCCATTGCTGAACCTAGACCTGATGTTAATGGATTATTAACTACATAGATCCAATTAGATGAATTATCGATCTTATCTTTCCAGTATAAGGATTCACCTGATTCGTTTTTAGCGTCTGTTGCTCTTGAGAGGTTTGACCACTTCTCTAAAATTGTTCCTTTTTTGCCTGAGATATCTCCATTACCGTCTACTACAACGACGTGGACTTCATCTCCTGCTCCACCTTTGCCTTCAACATAAGGAGATGTACCTGGAGCTGAGTCAAAGTTATCTACATAACCCCAACTTCTCTCTAATACTGTCTCGTTAATGTTTGTTGCAAGTGTGTATCTGTTTTCAAATGTAATAGTTCTTGTTGCGCTGATAATGTTTGCACCACCGCCGCTTTGATCTAATACATCTGAGCTATTTGCTGCAATTGATTTAACTTGAAGCTTTTGTTCACCAATTGATGAATTACCTACTTTAATTAAATCCCCTACTTGGATATCGGCTACTACTTCATCTAAGTAAGCTGTAGCTTGTGTGTTAGTAATACTTGTTCCAGATGTAATAATTGTTAAGTTAGCAGTTAAGCTGCCAGTAACAAAGTCTAATGAACCTGAAGTTATATGATCAGTATTACCAGCTGTGGCAATAGTTACATTACTTTCAAATGCAGAAGCAGAATCACATATTTCAACCTTTAGCCCGTCGCCTTTTGCGCCTGGATACTTAGCTATTACTATGTGAGCAGCATTAGCTGTATAGCTTCCTGCATCAAATTCAACTTTGTTCTTAATTAATACACCAGAAGTGTTACCACCACTTCCTGATACGATACCAGTAGAGTTAAGCGCAGCACTTGAAACTGTTCTGACAACGTATAACTTGTTGCCATAGTTTAAAAAGTTTGATGCGGTAAAGAATGTTTCGAAGTTGGATGCTTTTGGTTCACCAAAACGTGATACTAAAGAAGTTTCGCTATCAACGAGAACTCTTTGCTCAACAGGACCCCACTCAAATACACCAGCTATTGCACCTTCCGTTGTGGAAACTGCAGGCACTACTGTAGTTAAGTCGACTTCGCTAACATTTACACCGGGACTGACTTGAAATGCCATCTTATGCTCCTATATTAAAAATTCAAATAGTTTGAATATATTTATTAAAACCTAGGGTTAGAAAACTACCAGCTCCCCTCTTGGAGATAACCATCTACTACAGGTTCAATACCATCTTCTACGAACCCAAATGGAAGCATATCATCTTCTATCATCTTGGCGTGTTGATCCTGAGTATGTTTTCTAACGTCTGTTTGTGTTAACTCTTTAAAATAATCTTGAATGCTCAACCAACCATATAATACTAAACACATAACTAAATCATCATGACAGCCACCTTCGGCCTCATATGACTCACCTTTTTGAGCAAAATGAGTAAGCTCTTCTAAAATTTTATAATCAGTTATAAATAGACTGTCATTCTCTATTAATGTCTTTAGATTTAGGCATCCTGTTCTTTTGACTTGCTTAGTAGTTCTAACGCCAAAATACTGTCCTCCTGATCCAAATCCTGATGATAAAACTTGTCCTGCTCTACCTCTTGCAGCTGACATTAACACGTTTTCTATCTCTAGATCATTATGTATTGACTCAGCTACTGACATTCCTATATCATTCGACTCAATAAGCATATAAGCATTGTTATATTTTCTTGCTAATCCTGCTATTACTTGAGGAAAATTCATAGGAGATATTTCGTTATTTTGATATACAGCAACTACCTTTGATGGTATTTCCGTTACATCTATAACGACTACTGCTGAGTAATCGTTGTTTACTCCTCTTGCAGTATCACAAATAGCAACATACATATGATCTTTTTGTTGCTCTTCATAAATTCTATAATGTTCGTTTTCTGTTATTGGTCTTTTATATACTAATCGTTTTAAAACTGATGGTGAGATAAGAGTATTTGATGATCCAATAAACTCACATTCAAACTCAACTCTAAATTGATCAGCAGATGTATTTCTTATCGTCTGTTCTTTCCATTCTTTATCTCTACCAGGTACATCAGACCAATGAACATCAATTCTTTGATATTCGTTTATACCTTCTTCACTATCATTCCATATTTTATAGAATAGATTTAAACCGTTAGGGGTTGAAGTAATAAGTACCTTAGAAGTTTTACCAGATGAAATCGTAGGATATACAGAAGCAAAGAACTCTTCTTGTATGTGCATAGGTACAAAAGCAAACTCATCTAAGTAAATAAGGTTAAATGATCCACCCCTAATAGCTGATGCTGATGTTGAAGCTGCTAATATCTTAGAGCCGTTTTCTAATTCAACATTACCTTTGTTCCATTCTACAACACCTAATTGCAGCCATCTTGGTAAATGTTCATAAGCTAGAGATATTCTAGATAAAATTTCTCTTGATTGTTGAGATTTGTGAGCTAGGATAGCTATACTAAATGATTCATTAAACATTAGATACCATAATAAGGTAGCAGCAATAGTAGTTGTTTTACCTGACTGTCTAGGCATCTTACATATTACAAATCTCTCATCTTGAACTAACTTAACTATATCTTCTTGAAAGTCATATAGATTAAAAGGTACTAATCCTTCATCAATATTTACAATTTGTATATAGTTTTGAATAAAGTAAATTGCATCTTGAGAACATTTTACAAACTCTTCTACCTGCTCCGGAGTAAACTCTTGTGGAACATTAGCTCGCTTTAGGTTAGGATTACCTAAGTAATTTTCTCTAGCTTGATTCATTTATTTGTTTCTTAATAAGCTTTTGTAAGTCACCTGTACTGCCTACAAATAATGTATTGTTAACAGTTGATGGACTTTTGCCTCCATTAGCTGTTGTTTCTATATTCTGTTTCTTTTTAGATAGATCCATTAATGCTATGTTTGCATCAGATAAAGTTCTAACTAAAGTAGCAACTACTTCAAATGCTCTTGGGTGTTGGGATTGCTGCGCAACTTCTAAAAGTTCTGTGAGAGCATTAGAACCGTTTTCAATAACTTGATAAAGATTACCTCTTGCATACTCAAAGTCATTGTCAAGCTTGCTATCGCTTACAATTGCTTTTGCTTTAGTTATATCTTTCTTAAGAGGTTCAAGTTCTAAAAACTCACCAATAGTGTCTTTATTATCCATTAAAATATTTATCTGTCACGAATCCATAGTTATCATTTGCACTGACGCTATCAGTATTTATAGCAACGGTGCTATTAGATGTTGGATTACCATTAGCGTCTAATCCAGGTGTTATTGTTATTCTGCTTGCTGGAGTTGCAATACTATTAATAGTAAATGCTCCTGGCGCGCCTGGATCAACATAAAATTGAGTATTTGCTTTTTTAATAAGACCTTTCTTATCTTCTACAGGACCAAATACATATCCTTTTATATCAAATCTTAAAGTATGAATAAGAGCTCTTCTTGATTCAAAATTACCTTCATAACTATCTGATGTATTTAAGCTTTGAAATACAACTGGTATATCAAAACCAAAATCTAAACCGTCTATTAGTTTTAAAGTAGCTGTAAACTCAGGAGTAAAATATGGTAAAATTTGTTCTAAAATTCTTACTCCATCTTCTGCATTCTTAACCATAACAGCTAATTCAAAACCTATATTAAATGGTGTTGGTGTTCCTACACTTGATAAATTAAATGATTCGTCTCTCTTAGCCTGAACTAAATCTCTCATAGGATTCATTCTACGCTCAGGATCATATTGAAAAGAAATCATTTCAAAAGACATTCTTGGTAATTGTATTTGAATTTGTCTATCTAGATTAGGATCAACATTTAGTCTTTCAATAAACTTTTGTCTTGGTCCATATGAAATAGGCACACGCATAGTCTGGATAGTATCACCAGCATTATTCTCTCTATCTATTTCAATGTTATTAAATAATGTACCAAAGTAAACTACATACTTTCTAATAACACCGTTGTAATACTTCTTACCAAACATTAAAAGTTATTCTCACTAAATGGATTAAACTCACTAAAGTCAATAAATTCTAATCCCTCATCTTGGAAGAATGTTGAATCATCATCTTTATCTTGAGTTCTTTTATCGTAGTTATCGTTTATTATTTCTTGACCTGATTCAGTAGTTAAAGCTAAACCTGTTTCTAAAGTTAGACCTCTTGCATCTAATAAGTATGATTGAGATCTATCTACTTCTATGCTATCTATTTCTGGTATACCAGTACTAAATCTTTCATCAGAATATTCAAATGTTTCTAAAGAAAGATCGTAAGTTTGAAGATCACCTAATTGATAAAATAGAGCATCATGTTTAACAAATTTAACTTCAAATAATTTACCAATTGCAGTAGGTAGGGAACCTTTAATCCATGGTAAAAATATTAAATCACCTTCTCTTGGTCTAGTAATATTAGGTTGAAATTCTTCTATCTCTTCTACAAATCTTCTTCGTGCAACAGTTACATTCATTTGATCTTGTATAGTAAGACCAAATCTTTCCATAAAGGCACCTTGACCTTCATACCCTTCTACTGACTTAATATATAATTCTAACGGATAAGCAGTTTCAAATTTAGATAAAACAGCTTCTGAATATAATTGATCTTGCTCTACTTGATTTCTTGGAAGGTAAAATGACTCTTGACCATATATAGAAATAGCTTCTATAATTAGATCTTCAATAAGACTTGATTCACCACTAGCTTCGTAGTTTTGAAAGTAAGTTGATCTTCCTTGTATTGCCATAGTTCATTACCCTATCATGTCGCTAACTGGTAAGCTGTATGAAGAAATCATTTCGGCTTCAAGCTTATTTATCTCTGCTTCTGCCTCATTCATTATCTGGCTACCATTAAACGTAACGCCTCCGGGTAATTGTAATCCGCCAAATTTAGATAAATTTGTGCCCCATTGATATTTTATTTTTGCAGTTGCATAATTTAAAAGCCATCTATCTTTATAAACATCGTTATAAGTTTCAGGGTCAACTATTTTATATACTTCAGCTATTACATACTCACCGGCTTGAAGTTTATCCCAATCCATATCTACATATATTCTATTTGTATGTCTGTTAAATCTAATAGGTTGTCTTCCTACTAAAAGCTCTTCTATAAATTGTATATGTTGCATATTAGTATAATATGTAACAAGTGATTGATTAAATGAAGTAAGGTCATATAAATCATTTAATGCAATTTGATATCTAATATTAAATAAATTATTAGTAGATAAATTATTACCTATATCAAATATTCTAACAGCTCCAATAATATTATCTGGAATTGTTAAATATTGATTATCTATATCGTCTTGAGTAATTGATTTTTTATAGAAGTCTCTTTCAACCCCGTCAAAATGATAGTCCCAATAATAAGAAAAAGATTCATCTATACGATCTTCTACCTGCATATCTTCTACATTAATTTCGATCACAGGAAAACCTAACTTGCGTAAACAATAATCTTTGAATTCTGTTCTACTTGTTGGTAATGCCATTTATTATCCCCAGACTACTGAACCACCACTATCATAGACTTTAAGTAATCTATTTGAACTATCATATAGATCTTCTATAACTGCGTTAGCTGCTATTGTTATATCGTTGAATGAAACACTTGCTCCTGTAGCTACATCCTGACCGATATGAACTCCAGTTGAGTTAGATGTTACACCTGTGCCACCTACTACTGCAAATGATCTAGAAGCAGCAATATTACCACCACCTGTTAAACCATTGCCTGCTGTAAGAGTTACTGATGTATGATTAATATGCTCATTAGCTACAAACCCTGATAATGAATCATGATTAATTTGTGAATCGTTAGTAAATACACCTGAACTGTTTGCTGTAATACCTGTGTTAGCTACGACTGCTACTGCTGGTTCCCATCCTTCTCCAGCTGAACCTGTAACAGCTATACCATTACCTCCAGTAACATTATCTACATAGTTACCAGATGTGTCTGTTCCTAATGCAATATCATTTGCTTTAGTATGGAAAGCATATTCAGTTCCACCAGCTAGTTTATGTGTCCATCTATCAGCTGATTCATCCCAGAAGAATAAAGCATTAGCTGAATCGCCTCTTTCTACTTCTAATCCTGCATCAACAGAAGGAATACCTGTTTGATCTTTTGCTATAGTTATAATTGCATCAGTAACTGCTAATGTTGCTGTAGATACTGTTGTCTGAGTACCTGAAATAGCTAGGTTACCTGATACTGTTACATCATTAAACGTCACATCATCAGTAGTTCCTACTGCTTGACCAATATGAACACCAGTTGCATTTACGGTTACACCAGTACCTGCTTTAACAAATGTACCTGTTGAATTAGATGTAATACCGTTATTAGCTTTAACTGCTACCGCTGAACTGTTTACTGATAAACCATTTCCAGCTCCTACTGATACAGCAGTTGAGTTAGCAACAATACCATTACCTGCTCCTACGTTAATAGTTCTTGTAGAAGCGATTGTACCACCACCTGTTAAACCTGTTCCAGCTGTTACTGAAACTGTACTATGGTCTATATTTTCATTAGCAACATAACCTGATAAGTTATGAATATCAATATTACTTTCTGCTATAAATACACCAGACGAATTAGATACAACTTGATTATTACCTGCAGCTACAGCTAAAGTTCTAGAAGAAGCTATAGTACCGCCTCCTGAAAGACCGTTACCAGCTGTAATAGTTACTCCTGAATGATCTATGTTTTCATTAGCAACATATCCAGAAAGATTATGAATATCTATATTTCCTTCGGCAATAAATACACCAGATGAATTTGATACAACTTGATTGTTACCTGCAGCAACTGCTAGAGTTCTATTAGCAGCAATTGTACCACCTCCAGATAATCCATTACCTGCAGAGATTGAAACACTTGAGTGATCTATATTTTCATTAGCAACGTAGCCTGAAAGATTATGAATATCTAAATTACTTTCGTTTACAAATACTCCAGAAGAATTAGATACTACTTGGTTATTGCCTGCAACAACATGTACACCAGTTGAGTTAGATGCTACACCTGAGCCTGCTGATACTGCTACAGCAGTTGAATTTACTCCAATACCGTTACCAGCTCCTACTGCAAATGATCTGCTTGTAGTAATATTACCACCACCAGTTAAACCATTTCCTGCAGTTAATGTAACTGAACTATGATTTATATGCTCATTAGCAACAAAGTTTGATAAACTATCGTGATCTATTCCTGATGCATCTGCATATACTCCGGAAGCATTAGATGTAATACCTGTACCAGCTACAACATGGACTCCTGTAGAGTTTGAAGCAATACCTAGTCCTGCTGTAACAGCAAATGATCTTGAAGCAGTAATATCACCGCCTCCTGTTAAACCATTACCAGCTGTTAATGAAACGCTTGAGTGATTAATATGTTCGTTAGCTACAAAACCTGATAAGTTATCATGAACAATAGCCGAATCGTCTGTAAATATTCCTGTTGAGTTAGCTGTTATACCAGTATTAGGTACTACTGAAACTGCTGTTGTATTAACAGATAAACCAGCACCAACGCCCAAGTTTAAAGTAACATCACCAGTTGTACCACCACCGGTTAAACCATTGCCAGCAACTACGGACTCAATGTCTCCCGCGTCGTTTGTAAAACTAAATTGCCCAGTACTATTATCATAACTTATATCTCCACCACCGCTGAATAAGCCTCTTATAGTAGATGAGTTAATTGATAGAGCTGTTGAGTTAACATTTAAACCATTACCTGCAGCAACATGAACACCAGTAGCATTTACGACAACACCATCGCCTGCATTTACTGCAAATGATCTTGATGCAGCTATTGTGCCGCCTCCAGTTAAACCATTTCCAGCTGTAAGCGTAACACCGCTATGATCTATATTTTCGTTAGCAACATAACCTGATAAGTTATGAATGTCAATGTTACCTTCATTGATAAAGACACCAGTTGAGTTAGATACAACTTGGTTATTACCAGGCTCAACATGAACACCAGTTGAGTTAGATGTTATACCACTACCACCGTTAACAGCTATAGTAGTATTGTTAACAGTAATACCATTACCTGCACCTGCAGTAATAGTAACTGTACCAGTAGAACCGCCTCCAGTTAAACCTGAACCAGCAACTATATCAGTAATACTAGAATTACCTACGTCAAAACCAGCATCGTTATTAAATGCTGATAAAGGTATTTCTGAAATTAATTTTCTTTTATCTGCACCGTTATCTAATATGATAAGTTCATCTTCTGAATTTGTAACAC